CAGCTTCATTATAATAAGATTCAACATCTATATCTTGACCTAATGCTTTAAATATAAAACCAAATGGTTTTACTTCAGCAGGTATATCATTTATTAAAGGAAAGTCTGGATAAAATCTATAATCAGAAGCTTCTACTTTTGTTTTACTAATTGCATAAAAAAATTTTTGTAACCATTTTTCTGTACCAGAATCTCCATCAATAAATCTACCTAAACCTTTTTCCATAAATAAATCAAATCTTTTAGTAGCAATTTCTTGTATAACTTGAGATCTAGATTCTGGAGCTGATACAGGTTCCATTAAATCTTTTTCTATTAACATATTACTTTTTAAACCAGTAGGATCAAAATAATTATCTCCTTGTGTTAAGGATATTAATTTATCATTATATAAAATTTTAGCGTGATAATTAGGCTTACGATCTTTTCCTTCTCCAGTAAAAGTTCCAGTAGGTTCTATAATTAAATTTTTATAATTTTCATCTATAACTTTTTTCATAACATCAGTAATATTAACTGGTGCTTGTTCTTTTCCACTTGGACCAACAGGATCAAAACCAAATCTTTCCATTTGTTCTTCTTTAGATAAATTTTCTTTTAAATAATTTGCTTGTGCTATTAATGCAGAATCAAAACCTTGACCAGTAAATCCAATTTCTTTTTCAAAACCATGTTTAATCATACTTACTTTACCAGTACCATTTAATCTAGTAGCTGAATAACCTTGTTTATTCATTGAATGTAAAGCTTGTATAGATGCTTTGTAAAATTGTTGTTTACCTTCATCTGTTGTAATATCTATATCGCTATTACCATTAATATAAGCTAACTGTGTTTTAATATTATTTAACCAAACTTGTTGTACTTGTGGTGTCATATCTAAACCTTTATACCAAGCACTTGTACTTTCTGGTATAAACATATGAGAAAATTTATTTACTTTTTTATTAAATATTTTTTTAAGCCACCAAGTATCTGTATTTATATCTTGCATTTCAATAGTCCACTTCATATTATTAATTGCAACATCTAAATTATTATCAATATTACTAGATACTTTATTATAATTTTCTTCTAAAGTACCTTGATTACCTACTATTTGATTTAACTTTTCAGCAATTACTTCTGGAGATTCCATAGCACTTAAACCCATTTTATCTGCTGCATTATAAATATGTTCATTTTCAATTGTTAAATAAGGAAACATATCTTTTGATTTTATAAATTTATACAAAGAATAATTTTCAAAAAAATCTTCTTTCATTCCTGGTGTTTTAAAATTAACATTATAACTTTTATTAATTTTTTTTAATACAGCTGTTGGTTCTATATTTTGATTTTTATATAATTCCATAACTGTTGCTAAATCTGGATTATCAATATCAGTTATATTTTTATCATCTATTCCATATCTTCGAAGTAAAGCAGTTTTAAATAATTCCATTTGTTCATTATCTTCAAACTTATCAATAACTTCATAATCTAAAGCTTTGCTTACTAATTCTTGTACATTAATATTTTTATTAACTATTTCTACAGCTCTATCAAAATCTTTATCAATACCTGGCATACTATTTGTTACATAATTAGTAGCATTACCATTTGCACCATTAGCAAATTTATGAACATCTAATATTCCACCACTGTCTTGTTGTCCATCAAGATTATATTTTATTTTAGCATTTTTTAATTGATTAATATTTTTACTATTATAGTCATCATATAATGATTTAACTTTAGTTATTATTTGAGATCTTTTAAATGGATCTGTAATATCTTTAGCATATTTTTGAAATATAGGATTATTAACATCATCTGGTGTTACAGGTAAATTATCTTGTCCTGCAGCATAATCTAAAAAATATTTATTACCATCTACATCTCCTAATTTTTTTATAATATTAAATACTCTTAATGTTTCTAAATCTATAATATCATTATCTAAATCTTTTTTTAATTGACTACCACTATATCTATTAGTAGCAACAAGAGTATTTTCTGCACCACCATAATTATGATTTAAAGTTTTTTGTAAATCATTACCAATAAAACTATTTACATCTAATGCTGTTAAATCTGGACTCATACTTATAGTTTCTAAATGAGATCCTGCATCTACCATTGTTTGATCTTTAGTTAAATTCCAACCATCTAATGCTTTTTGATCTTCTAAAGCATTATAATTAGTTGTAGCATAAGACATATTAGCTAGATTTTTTTGTGCTAATATATTTTGTGCAACATTTTTAAAAACTCCTGGCGTATTTGCTAAAGTAGTTTGAGAATAACTGTCTATTGCATTTCTCATTCCATCTGGATCAAATTTAAATTTATCTTTTAATTGTAAATAATGATCTCTTGATTGTTGGTTAAATTGAAATTGCCAATTAGCACTTGCATCAGCTTCAGCTTTTTTTCTAAATACATCTATAGCTTCACTAATAGGTTTTGCTATTTGTGCTGCTATATTAGTATCTGCAAATTTTGGAATACCAATATTATCAGCTACACTTGCTTTTAAATTAACTTGTTTTTTTGCTTGTTTTAATGCCATAGTTACTCCGTTTGTCCTGGATCAAGAGGATCATAATAATTATCATACTGTCCTCTTGTTTTATATGATTTAGAATAAGCTGCTGTTTTAAATCCTGCTGATGCTATACTTGCATATGCTCCAAACTCTTGAGCTTTACCCATAACTTTAGTTGAATATATTTGTGATTGTAATTTAGATTCGCCTCTAGCTGTATTTATTTTAATATTAGATATATCTTTTTGTGCTATTCGATCTATTTCAGATTGAGTAGATAAAAAACTTCTACTATCATCATTATAACCAGAACCTGCAACTATAGCTCTATTTTGTTTTCTTTTTCTTCTAGCTTCTTCTAATACATCATTAGAATCTTGCATCCCTTTTAACTGATTATATTTTCTTTCAGTTTCATATTCTCTTATGATTGCTTTATTTCTAGCTTTTTGTGCTTGAATACCTTGATAAGTACCAACAGCTTGTACAGCAAAACTAGCAACAGCTAATGTAACAGGATCAGCACTCATGCAAAAACTACCTCCACACTCATTCCTAAAATTTTAATTGGTAACGGATCATCTTGAGATAATGTTACTGTTGGACTTTTACTATAACCTAAAAAGAAAAATTCTTTTTTATCTGTTACAGGTGTTAAGTCAGAACCACCAGTGAAGTTAACTTGTTGGACTACTAAAGATTTAGAGGTTGTGTCTGCAGCTTTGACAGTCAAATCTAAAGCAGAATTAATATCAATGATGGCTCTTGAGATTCTTCTTGGTAACCCAGTTAATGGGCCTTCTGGTAATTCTTTATCTATCGGCATAGTTTCAATAACAGGTGTATAATTAAATCCAATATTCACTCCAGTTGCTCTTGGTGAATTAAGTGTAATAGTATCTGATCCAGTAACAGTAAACGCACCTAATGAACTATTACCTTCTACTGCATTTATAGATTCATTTGTATATATTCCATTTACAGAATGTAAATATCCTTTAACAATTGTAACTACAGCATTATCAGCTGGAGTTGTTGCTAAACTTTGATCTAAATTAAGATCATAAGATCCACCACCATTATTAGTAACAGCTTGAATAGTATATTCAGTAGCATTTCCTGCAATAGTAAATGTTTCATTAATCTGTGGATCAGAAGTAAATCCATTTATTTTTATTACAGCTCCTGTTTGGCTTCCACCTTCTACTAATGGTGTTCCCCTTTGACTAACTGTTGATGTTGTTTGTAGATCCATTTAATTGTCTTTTAACAATACATACTAAATATTCATTTAATGTAATTACTGATTGATATAAATCATTTTCTTTAGTTGTCCAAAGACTCCATCCTGCTATTTTTTCATCTCTTACAGAATGAAAAATTGCCATAGTTCCTGGTAGTGTACTACCATTATTTAAAAAAAACGCATACTGTTCTGGTCTAGTAAAGTTACCTTTTATAATAGCTACTTGTTTAGGATTGTCTATTAAATGTTGTGCAAGTATAGATACCGAAGTTGATTTATAACCATCTTCAATATCAGAATAAATAAATTCTCTAACAGCTTTACCATTTTTTTGAACAAACCCTGCTGCTTGATCAAATATAATAGGAGCTGTTCTACTTATACCATATGCTGTTTGTCGTAATACCGACACATTCCCAGGAGTAATAGTATTATCATTTGCTCTTGGAATATAATATTCACCACCATCTGTAAAAATTTGTAAGTCTTTACCAGACAACATATGTCTAACTTCATTAACTTCTGCACCTGCAATATCTAAATCGATAGATTCATCAGCTTCACCTGTTCCTACATCAAAATTAAAATACTCAGATATTCTAGAAGCTAATACACCTGCTGGTCTAGATTTAAGACCACCTAACCAAAGTCTGTTATTGTGAAAAGTAACAGCTTGTGGGTGTCCTCGTCTTGTAGAAATAGTTTGTTCAGCCCAATTAAAATGAGGGCCAGTACTTCCTGTATCTTCAATGACTGTAACAGTAACTTGTGTTGCAGAAGTAAAACCAGTTATTTTAACTTGTTTAGCATTAATTTCTAAATGATCACCTACTTGATTACTTGTAAAGGCATCTGCACTTGCAGTAACAGTTCTACCTGTTCCTGTAGCGTGAGAAGATAAAGTAACACTAATTCCACTATCAACATATTTATAAAAAGGTTGCAAACTTCTATTTGCACCACTAACACTTATTGTATCATCTTCATCAAAAGCAAAAGCTGATACTGTAAATGAACTTGCAGATTCTCTAAATAATCTTCTTGTTTCATTATCTCTATGTGTAATAAAAATAGTATCACCAAATTGAGCATAATTTAATTCAAACAACTGAGCTGTAGTCCAATTACAATTAGTTGTATAATTAGATACTATTGCAGTACCACTAATACTATAAACATCCATTCTTTGATTAGATAAAACAACAATAGCTATTTCATCATCAGAAAATACAAAAGGAATTAATCTTGATTCAGCAGGTAATGTTGCAAGATAAGTAGTACCTGGTCTTCTCATTAAACCACCTTCTGCTAATAATGCAAAATTTCTACATTGTTTAGCACCATTTGCATAAGCAGGTGTATCTATTCTATTAGCTAATAATGGGTTAAGCTCTCCAGAAGAAAAATTGGTTAATACGGTTTTTAATGTTCTTGCCATTATACATCAGTTCTCGTAGAGTTTCTTAGATTAATAAATCTAGAAGTATCTAATTTTCTTGTAGTTACTTCTGCTGTATCTATATTTTTAGATATTAAAAATTGTCTATCAGACATTTGTTTAAATTGATTTATCATACCTGCATCTCTAGCAACTGAACCTGCAAATAAAGAAGCAAGTTCATATTCTAAAGCTAATCTAAAATGAGGTGGAAAATAATCTTCTTCTACTCTGTAAATATAATCTAATACTAAGTTATGGTTTGCACCATAAGTATTAACATAAATCATATTCTTATATCTTGTATAAGGAATAATATAATCATTAACTGTTAATGTATTAATTTGTAAGACTCCAGGATCAGCAGGTAGCTGATAAGCATATTCATATCTTCCTACTGGAGCTGTTGATAATAATGATAATGTTTTTTGATTAGTTGCAAACTTCCATCTATGTCTAGTTAAAGAAGCTTGTACAATATCTTCATAAACATTTGAAGCAACTAAAGCTTCTGTAGATCCATCTGTAAAAGAAGATATAGGTTGCGCTCCTATCATTACTAAAGCTCTTGCACATATATCTACTTTTGATGTCGCCATATTTTATAAAATTAAATTAATTGAGGGCGAAATTAATCGCCCCCAAAATATCTTTAAACGATTATGATCCGTTTACGACAGTTACTGTAGCAGCACCTGTTGCAGATGACACTACAAGAATGTCAACTGTTTGAGTACCACCATTTGAACCAACGCAAAGAATAATATCATTTTCTTTTAAGTTCTCAGTTGCTGAGTTGAAGTAACCAGAAGCAGCTATTGTAGCAATAGCATCTCCATCTGTATAAAAGAATACAGAGTTACCACCAGCTTCAGCAATCTTTTTGATTGGGTTTGCAGTTTCGTAAGCCATATATTCTCCTTATTCAGCACATTTCTGAACTCTAATACCATCAGTATCAATTAATGTACCACCTATGCTTAGCATAGAAGTAATTAAATGAGAAACTTTTTCTGGTATGTAGTTCACTTCGGTTTTAACATCAGAACCAACTCCTAAGCCTAATGATGATTTGTGGAAAGCCACAGTATGTCTATCAGTAGAACCAGAAGTTTCTAGTCCACTGTGTACAAACCATAAGAATCCTAACCATCTTTTAGCAGTCATTCCTCCAGCATATGGAAGCTCACCTTCGCCTACATATTCAACTCTAGAGAATTGATCTAGGTTTATTAGATCAGACCATTGTTTTGGTCCTACTACCCAGAATCTTTGTTGGTCATCTGGTACATCATTGGTATTGAAAAGTTCCATCATAGCTTGAGCTTTTCCTAAGTTCATACCAGTACCTGTTCCTGATGAGTTGTTTGCAAGTTGAGTTGCACCATCCATAATACCTGTAAGTACGCTATCAGTTTTTCTACCTAAAGCATACGCAGCAGATTGTGCTACTACTTGTCTTTCGTCAATGTTAACCTTTAACTCGTCTAGCTTGTCAACGTAATCAGCTGCATAGTAATCAGTTAAAGTTGCTGACACATTGCTGTGTGAAAGATCCATTGCAACTACTTCAGCATGTCTTGCTTTAGTGTTTGCAGATCCTTTTGCAACTTTCTGAAACTTAACAGATGATCCATTAACGCCATTCACAGTTCTTACTAAGTTCTTTAATTTAGAACCCATTCTTTGGTAAGCCATATGAACTTCTGCTTCAAACTGAGTAATAAAGGCATTTGTTATTGATGTTGCCATTTTATTTTCCTTTGTTTGTTGTTAAGTTACGTTTGTTATCCGATTATCTTACAAATGCAGTGGTTTGTTATCCAATTAAGGGCAAACATTAAACATTTTTAAGGTCTTGATATAGAAATAGATTTGTTTAATTATTTAAACAACGCACAATTACATCCATATTTTAGGAATAGTAATTACTTCTCCAAATTCTAAATTACCTTTTTTATCGTAAGAATATGTACCAAACAATGTAATATATGTTTTGGTTTCTTTGTATATCCACATTTGACTAGATACAGCTTTAGCAGGTTCATGATCATCCATATCAGATTTACTTACCCAACCTGTATCACTAATTGCATCTAGCCAATGCAAATCTTTTTTAAGTTTTTTATACTTAAATTTACTTTTTTGTTTGGTATGCTTTTTCATACAACTCTGTTACACGTTTAACATAACCATCATCTCTTTTGTTAGAATCATAATATCTAGGATCATTCATCATAGATTTAAGATCTACTAAATCTGGAGTAACAGATACTTGTGTAGGTGTAGTAGGCATAGGACTATCTTTAGTCATTTTCATTATTTCTTCTATTGCCTTAACACCTTCAGCTGTTGAGGCTACACTTGAAAAAGTATTATAAGCGTCTGGTGATAAATTCTTTTTTGACCATAGCTCAGCAGCTTCAATTCTTTCTTTAGAATTGTCACCTAACTTTTCCATTTCAGCATTAACATCTGGTAAAGTTGCCATTGCATTATCAATAAATACTTTAACACCTTCGTCAAATTGTTCTTGAGATAAACCATTTTGTTTAGCTGTATCTTTCCACCATTGTACTATTTCCATATCATCTGATACAGATACATCTACATTTTCTGGAAGTTCTGGAACATTAAGATTATATTCTTCTGGTACTTTACCAAGTCTTTCTTGTTCCAAATCTTGTCTAACTTGTTTAGACAGATCTTCTGTTCTTGAGCCTAGTTTCTTTTCAAGAGCATTATAACTTGAAGCTAAGTTTTCTAAATTAACTTCTTTTCTATCAACATCCCAAAATTTATCTTGTACATATTCTGGTTTATCACTAACAGGTTGATCTTGTTCTTCTGTGGTGATTGGTGCTGTTGCATTATCATCTACCATCTTTTTCTCCTTTTTTTATTCTTGTTTGTATTACAGCTGTTAGGAATCTCATTCCTTCTAAATGAAACAATCCATTGCTATCTATATTAGGACCAGCAACTGCTTCAGTTGTAATTGATTTAATATACTCAAGAATTTTTTTTCCGTCATCATTCTTAAATACACCTGCAAATATTT